TTGTAGAGGTGACGGGTCGCGAGGCGGTGGCTCTTGAGCGTGACACGCTCGCCCGTGCTGCGGGAGATCACTTGCCATCCGCCCGGCGGGAGCGCGTTGCGGTCGACATCCGGCGGCGGACTGAAGGGCGGGATCTCGAAGTGGGATATCCCACCGTCATAACAATAGGTGCCGTCCTTGCGCGGGTAGAGACAGTCCGGCGTCCAAAGGCATGTCTCTTGGATGAAGGGCACTCCCAGACCGATCGCCAAGCCCATCGGGCTCGACTGGTTGCCGATAAAGAGATCCGCGCCCGCGATTAGCTTGGCCAGTTCAAGGTAGTCGTTGGTGATGGCATACTCGGCATGGACTTTGGTCACCCGCCGCAGTTCCTCGACCTCGTGCGGCAACCCGACAAAGAGCATCTTCGTGCCGAGGGCTTCACCGATAAGATCCCACCGGAAGTAAGGATTATGATATCGCGGACTGCGATGACAAACGACCCGCCCCCGTGCCCGCGCCGAGGGGGAAACTTTCAGCCAAGGATCGGGCACCGCGTTGGCATTGACCCAATCGCTTTGCAGTTCCATCAAGCTGACCCCGTAGATCAGCCCACCATTACGAAAGGTGGAGAAATTGACGCAGTGCTCGTTGGCCGGCGCATCCCCGTGAATCACCTTGCCGACGTAGTCCTGGGCTTCGAGGAGCGGACGCAACACCGCCGCCCTTTGCTCGGTCATCTTGGCTGTCCAGGGCCGTGAGTTCAGATAGAGATCCCCGCGCCCAAGTTCCCTCATCGAGGGCAGCGCGTAGAGGACATCCCCTAAGTCTCCGGAGTGGAAATAATTCACGACCAATCGTCGTTAGTTTCTTCGCGTGTTTCGGTCTCGTCCTCTTGGAACATCGTGTCTTCCTTGGACAACACCTCAGTCACCGCATCGATCGCCTGCAACCAATCCGGAGCCGTCAGCGAAATCATCCGCAGCGGCGGGGCGTTTTTTCTTAGCTCTTCAACTGTGACGCGATACGACATTGTGCGGTTATTATACCGCGCTATTATTGTGCAGCAAAACCTTGAGCGGACAGGAAAACAGCGCCCGCGCCAGAAGCAGTGGGCGTCTGGACAAGCAAGTTGGTGTTGACCGAACCGCGAAGAGGAACGGGGAATATGATCTGACCATTTGGCCTTCCAGTAGTCGGAATGCGCGTCTGCCATAGGACTTTGTGGAAAGTAGCGGTCACTCCCGTGCCACTGATTGCCAGAGCAGATCCACCGCGAGTAGCCGACAGCGTAATCGTTGTCGTGGCAGGGACGGTTAAAACGAAGTATGTCACGCCCGTCGAAATACCCGTCACCGTTGCCGCCGTAAACACCACTGCATCGCCGACACGAAGGTTATGCGTGGTGGATACAGTCAGGATGTTCGAGGCAATAGTCTGCGATGAGCAAGTAAGATCCGGCTCACGGATGCGAAGATCGGTGGCATTAGTCAGCGCCTCAGATAGTAAATCAATGGAGGTGACGTAATTGCACAGGGACGCGCCCGCAGCTTCCTTTATTTGAAACGCAGTCGTGGTGTTTGAAATGCCACCTACAGGGGGCGGAGTCTGCCATGAAACTTCAGGAATGGAGTATGGCTGCGTGACCGCAGCAGCACCAGTCGTCATGGTGACACGCGCTGCGTCACCAGCTATCAGCGTGGTTGGGGCCACCGCCGTGCGAACAACACCGCCAAAAACAATGGGGCTCGCAGTAGTAGCTGCATCTTCCGCAACAGTGCCTCCCGAAACAGTCACGGCAGGAGTGTTTTGCACCGCGACGGGGGTGGCTGCGGCAATATCACCCGAAGGACGAGGCAGCATTTCAACACGCAAACGGTCAAAGTCAAAGATGCGGACATAGCTCAAACGCAGATCGGTGCGACGAACAAGGCCACCACCAGCATTAGTAGCAGCAAAGTCGGCAGGAAGGCTTCTTTGGCCTGAGAATGGCAGCACAAGAGTGAGCGTCGTGGTGGAAAGGTTCGCGACTTTCCACGGACCATCTACACCGAGCGAGGCCGAGCCAGCAGCGTCAGCGCGAACTCCAATGAGTTCCACAAGGTCGCCAATCGTCGCACCAGCCCAATTGCCAGAACCGACAAGAGTCAACTGGCGGGTTCCATCCGCAAGTGTCGCCAATGTTGCCGTAGAAACAACTTGAGCGATTGCGCCCGGTAGGGCGTTTTGACCCAAGATTCGAGAAATAAACCCGCCGCGGGTCGTGGCAGTGACCGCAGAGCCCCAAACCACGGTAAATGTCGTTGCATCGACCACCGAAGCCACGGCAGCAGCAGCAGTCAGATTTGCAAAGTTGGTTTGGTCTCTGGTGCCATACGCAACAATCAAATCACCGACTGCCAAACCATGAGGCGTGGCTGTGACAACCGTGGCAGTCGTCGTTCCAGTCTTAGCCGCTGTGATGATTTGAGCACCGGGAACAGTGAGCGAACGATTGTTGCTCGCTCGAATACGGAGTTCGTAAGTGGAACTTGGGTCTGGGCAAACTTGGCTTCTAGCCAATCGTGATGCGGATTGAGCAACAGTATCCACAGCAGAATCAGACCATTGAGTGCGATCCGATTGGACCGCCATGCGGAACTCAGCGGTAGGAGAGAATGAATACGTGTATGGGACTGCGCCAGCAAGTTGAATGGATGCGGTGCTGCCGGTAGTGACACTATGGTTTCCAGCAACCGTCCCAGAAGGCAGCGCATCTCCAAACTCGCTACGGATATAAAGCGAAGCGTTGGTGGCCGTAGTATTCTCAAAAATCTGAGAAATGCCATTTTGCGCTTGTCCAAGTCTGCTGCGAGAAAACACCACTGGACTAAGTGCAAAAATACCTGTGGTGCCGACATCAGTGAAGGTGACTGCGGTGGTTCCCACCGTGGCAACCGAAGCAGACAGAATATACTTACGTAGGGCTTGAGTCGTTCCGGATAAAATATGAACTGCCACAGCATTAGGAACACCGGAGACGACAGTCATCTCAGCGGCAGTGTCAAAATCAACAGCGCGAGTTAGCACCCAAGGAGTCGAAGCACTGCCGGCAGTTGTCAGAACATAAACGCCGTTGTTGGCGGCGGTAGCTTCGTTCTTGGCGAGCACACGACCACCGACCGGAATCGTCACTCCATCTTGGTTGGGGAATGCGCCGTTGGCTGAAGCTGTTAAAGTTGCTCCAACACCAGAAGTTCCATTGGCGTAAATATTCGTTGGAAGTGCAGCAGTAGTCGCCGCCAGAACGACACCAAGATAAGATTGCGTTGAGGGGATGGCACCTCCAGGGCCAGCCGTTACTGTGAACTGAGTCGGGCTAGTAACCGAAGCCACAACAAGTGATGGATAAGAAACTCGCCCATCGAATGAACCAAAAATACCAATAGCTCTACCTACAGATAAGTTATGGGGAACTGTTGTATCCACAGTAAGCGTTGAACCTGTTTGATACAGCGAAACGATGGGAACGTCTGCTGGGGTTGGAATTGACCCTTCAACGTCAACCATCTCCACGGCGAACTCCTGCCCCAAACTTCTTTGAGATATTGACAAACCGATCGCCGTCTCAATCGGCATTGTGAATCGCGAAACGGACTCAATCGTGGTCTGCGTGTCTGCAACCAGTGGATTCTTAGACAGCACTAAATAGCTGGCAGCAGCCGCATTGCCGTCTAAATAAACCAAGTCACCATTACCGAGGCTTTGGATCCATTTTTCGCCAGGAGTGTAGTTTTCAAACGCATCGCGGAGCTTGGTCGTAATATTAGAAGCTGAACTCACGTCAAGCGGACCTTGGAGAACGCTATTGATCTTCTGGAGTGACCGATCGGCCGAGTCCATCGGCTTGGGCTCGTTGTTTTCAGGAAAGTAAGAGGGCATAGGTTATGGAGTTAGGGGGTTAAGATAACGCATTATGCGCTCGTCAACAAATAGCCCGACCGCCGCGGGGCATACTTCGAAGTCATCGTCGACTTCCAACTGCTCATCCCGCGGCGACTCCCGCCAGTCTCTTGGGGAGGACGCAGCCCGAACCGTTCGCGAACAACATCGAGCATGACGAAGGCAGCATCGGCCACGTCAGGGCTCCGGCCGATCCTGGCCTTCATGTCGGTCTTCGACTCAACGACCACCTTCATCGATCCGGACTTACGGGTGTCGTAGTTCCGACTGGTCATCTCCCGAGCCAAGTCCGGCCCGATCCCCCGCAACTGACCATTCTGCAAAAACTCCTTCGCCCCGAACCAAAGCTCGGTCACGCGGTTGACGTATTTATCTTGGGCCGCGGTCGCATCGTAAGCCGAGAGCGAGCGCCCAGAGGGAGCCCCGCCGAAGTGGACGCGGAGGAACTCGTTCGATCCGCAGACCGTAGCCATCGCATCGCAGAAGGGCACACCGCCGCCCGTCACGTCGACCCCGATGTTGCGCCAAGGCACGCCCGCCTTGGTCACAATGTCTTTGATCTTGCGGGCGATCTGGAATGTGCGCGGCTCGGGATTGCTTGCCTCTTCGTCGAGGTAGTGGAACTCGTCGAACGAAACCTGATCGACTCCATCTTTATTCTGGCCAAACGACCCCAAATAAATGACACACCTATCCCCGCCGCTCACGAACGAGGGGTCGATGCCGACAATACGTTCGGCGCGGCCCCTCCAGATCGGCTTCTGATCGGCTTGGAACCGGATGATCTCGGCCTCGGAGTAGATGGCTTTGCTGACCGCCTGCGGTGGCCAGAACCCCCGATAGTCACGCCAGAAAATCGGATTGTCCTCACCGAGTCGTTCACGAGCCTCGTCGATCTTCTCCCACTTCTGGATCGGCCACTTGTTCTCGCCGGCCAAGTAGTTCGGATTCTTGAGGGCATCGAGGTGCAGACAGACCCCACCCAGCTTGGTCTCCCACTTCTCATCGTTGACCGTAATGCTCCCCCACCCATTCGTCGGCTCGACGAAGCGGCCGAAGGGATCGTAATAGGAGACAGGGTTTGCCGCGGCACAAATGTGGAGAAACGGGTTGTTCGAAAGGTTCGACATCGCCGTGTCGAGGAAGGCATGACCCAACTCACTCAACTCGTCGGCCGCGACGATGACCCGCGGAGCCTTCATGCCTCGCATCTTACCCGTCACCTCCGAGGTCTTCTTGGCCTCGGCCGGAATCAAATAAACCCCGGCCTGCTCCATCCGCTCGCCGTTCCGGATTGTGTAGATCGCCGGAGTCGGAGTGTCCGCGAGCTTCCCCGGAGCCACGGGCTTTATGCACGGCCAGTAACGCTGGATAGCACCCCAGACCCGCTTCTTCGCGTCACGGATGCTCGTGGAGGTGACCAACGAAAGCGTGTGGAACGGCGCGGCCATCCAATTCAGGAGAGCCCAGATCGCCATAAATTCCGACTTGCCGGACGAACCGCAGCCTGCGAAACCGACGAACTTATTGTGACAGCACTCATACAACATGTCATCGGCCCAGGGGTGCCAAATAAAGTTCTCAGTTTTCTTATTGAAGAAAATCTGAGCCGCGTTTTTGAAGTGCTCCTCGATCGAAAGCATCTCCGGCGACCGCCGGTCACGGTTCACAAAGCAGTAAAGCTCGATCGCCCAATCGGCCGTTCCGGGCACAAAATAGACCCCGTATTTCAGTCGGTATCCGACTGGAGGAGTCGTGGCATCGGAGGCAAAAATCGGGGTCATTTTGGAAATTTTTCTGCTACAGAGTTATACAAGCGGACACAATCGTTTTTGATACTTCGCAGTCACCTCATTACCAACACTTTATGACAACCGTAGCACGGGTTCGAATTCTCACTGTTAGGGGATTATTTAACTTCTGTAAGTCACTCGACTTACTCTGTTAGTGATGAAGTTCCGCTTGTTATCACTTTCGTTATTATTATGCGCTTATGAAAATTATTGAACATTTTGCCACAAAATCTGGTCACAATTAACAGCCATGAAAATCGAAATTAAAGACACCCGAAACGAAGGCGCGAGCATCCGCTTCGGAGGGGCTCTGGTCAGAGTCTCCAAGATCCAAAACGGAGCTTACCGACAGTTCCTCATCCGGTGGAAGATAGGGCGGAAGACGATGAGGCGCGTCTTTGCCAAACGCGACAAAGCGATAGAGGAGGCTCAAAGGATCGTCACCGACCTCTCCAGCGCCCTCGGCGAGAAGACTACAATTCATCCGGAGGATAATCTATTCCTTCGCGAGTGCTTACGCAAAGCGGGCGGCAAAAGTCGCCTGCTCGAAGCCGTGGAACAATACGTAGCCAAGAACCCGATCGGAGCCGGACGGAAGACGGTCAAAGACCTTTCCGAAGAATTCATGGCTCACATGAGGGAACGGAAAGAGGTGAAGAATCTTTCGCGGCACTACCTCAACGGACTCGCCACTGAAGCGAACAGCCTTCGTAGCTGGGTTGGTGACAGACAGTTTAGCGATGTCACCCACGACGATTTCCAAGCCTATGTCAGCAGAGGCGACTGGGCTGCTTTCACCTACCGCAATCTGGTGAGGCATTGGCAGATGATGGAAAAGTTCGCGAAGAAGAAAGGCTATCTCGGCAAGGATGCCGAATCGATCACCACAGACTTGGCCTTACCCCCCACCAACCGCAGGACGGTGCCGTTCTGGGAACCGTGGGAAATGATGCACCTCCTGATGATCGCGACCCCCAAAGAAATCCCTTATCTGGCGACAATGGCGTTCGCCGGTTCGCGGCGGGCGGAGTTCCAGCGGATGACCGCCGGACACCTCGGATTCGACACAGATCATGCGGTGATCGACGCGAGTATCGCCAAGACCCCTTCACGCCGCGTGCTCGACAAGACCGAACAAGTGAAAGCCTGGCTTTCAGTAGCCGAGATCCCAGACGTAGGGAGGCTCATCACTGAACGACAGGTAGCGGCCATCAGCCGGAACAAAGCGCGGCTCGCGGCTGTGGGGCTTACGTGGAAAAACAATGCTCTTCGCCACTCCTTCTCTACCTACCATCTGGCCAAATACCGGGATGCCAATGAAACTTCTTACTTATCCGGACACTCCGCAAAAACCCTCCAAAGATACTATCGGGGGCTCGTCACGACCGCGCAGGCTGACGAATGGTTTAATATCACACCGATAGTGGTGCGGGCTTATGCGGAAGAAAATGGCTTGTCCTCTTTAATAAAATGGTGAACAACCACGCATGTTCGTTGTCGAACATAGAGACAGAAAGAACCCAAATAACCATGAGCACAACAAAACACGGCCGTCTGAAGGCCGGCACTGAACGAGTGAGCTACGTAGAGAGTAAAAAGACCTCCTCTGCCCTGCGCCTTCTGGCCGCAGCCAAACA